GAACCCCAGCTGAAACATTGACAACTGGATTAGTGGCGTTAGCTGCAAACTTAATCAGCCTTAACCCTGCTGCATCCTGGATTGCACCTTTTTCAACGTTCATCTGCCTGTTGTAATCACCAGAAGTCAATTCGATTTCTTTCATTAAAGCAGTATGCTCGTCACCTGTAATACAGAAAACAAAACTTTCGATCATATCGTTGCCAACATCAGCGTCGATAAAATTCTGAATGATCTCTAACAACTTCTCATACGTCAAACCTGCTGTGGCTGTAACAGTCTGGCCACCATCAGAAGCGAAAGTTACGGTTGTGTCCATATCCTCACCGGTAGAAACAGAAGCCAAAGCAGCTTCAACACCAATACGATCATAAACACGAGCCATAGCCATTGAACATGCTTGTGCATATTCAGCTTCCTGATTCATAAGAACCTTTGAAACATCATCAGCGTCAATAGGAAGAGTAAGAGAAAATCTCCTACGTCCTATTTTTCTACGAACAACTTGTAGATCTGAAAAAGTAACACGATTAAAACGGCCTGTCAACTCTTGAGCTTCAATAGAGCCAATACCGTCATAAGCAAACTGTTTACCTGTAAGTTGTTTAACCGGAAATATTGGTGCGAATCTAGCTTGCATTTGTTGTGCTGCTAAATGAACTGCGGACGAAAATTGAATCACTTGAGCGGTTTCAATTTGAGCTGCCATGATGCCTCCTATTTAGTAACAAACTTTATTATCTAAAGTACGCTCCCCGAACTTTCGGACGTGTCGCCATAGGTAGGCTTGACCACGGACACCTTTCGATGCTACCCGCTCTATTATTATATAACCACAAAAACATATACCTTGTCAAATAGTTTCTTTTATTTTTTTCCTGCAGCAGCGATGTTACCAAATAATTCTCTAACTCTCAGACGAGCTGCGTCATGTCCAGCTTCACGAAAATCACTGTACGCTTTACTCTTCATAATAGTTTCAGCCTCTGCTTGTAAAGTAGCAACATCTCCACCAGAAGAACCATCACCACCTTCAGGAGGCTTATCTTCTGCAATATGCTTCTTATAAACACCGTCCAAAACAGCAGTTAAAGCAAATAAGGTATCGTTTGGGATATCTTTTAATACCCCAGCAACCTTATCTTTTAACCCCGGGTCTACAGAATCAGTCATTAACTTTTTAGTTCTATCAATAACTACCTGTTTCTGACCGGTGTATGTTTTATCGAGTAAAGCTTCAAATTCTTCTTCTCTTGCTTTAGTTGCTTCAGCAGATTGCGAATCGTTAAAGGTTGTTGCCTTACCTAAAAAAGCCTCAAAGCCAGTTAAAATCTTCTCTGCCTGTCGTTTATTAACGTCGGCGTTATAGAGAATCTCCTTAACATCCTTAATATACTCCTCACTCCGACCTTTAGCTTTAGAGTAATCTGTTTCAGGAAGCACGTAATCCTCAGCCTTTTCAGGACGAAGACTAGTTAAAAACTTGGACCAATCCTCTTCAGAAGAATCTTTTGTAGGGATACCTTCAGGTCTCTTACCTAATAATGTCTGTAAATTATCGTGCTCTTTCATAACGTCAACGAAAGACTTATCTTTAAAATACGGTTTCTCACGAAACTCTGGTGGTACGGCTGTAGCCATATCAATTTCTGGCGGGGTATATGCTGGTGGATTAGTTTTATTATCCACTTTAACTACATTTGGGTCTGCATTTGGATCTACATTTGGATCTACCTTTGGATCGTCTGGCATACTGTCTCCTTACTGTTCTATTCTTTTTCTTAGGTATGGTTTAATATTACGTCTTATCTCTAAATAGAGCTGACGTTGGAACTCTTGCGCTAAAGAACCTAACTGATTAACGTCGTAGGTGGTAGGATTTCCCACGATAGTGCTACGTTCAAAAAAGCAACGATGTTTCAGCCACTTCAAAAATACTACACCTGCTTGTGTATCTGCCATTTCATTCAATGCGTCTTTGATACCGCTCTTTATTTCTCGCTTACCCTCTGGGTCTTCCACTAATTGCTCCTTGCTTCATACTCTGAGCCTGGGATATTTTCATTCCAACATCAGCAGCAATTTGAGCTTGCTGAATCTGTTGAGCTTGTTTCTGCATCTCTGCCCTGGCTTCTCGTATCGCTTTTATGGTTTCGGTATCTCTTAATATTTCTTCATCTACTCCGGAGAGTTCGTTCAGCTTCTTTACCAACTTATCAGGATCATAATTATCTGCCATTTCTGGAAGGGCAGGAGCCGCACCAAGAGTAATATCTAAAGCCTGAACAAGCCCCTGTACTTCCTCAGTCCGCATGATGCGACTTGCTGGTGAGATATACTTAATATTATATACTTTCTGACCACGAACCATCGCTTTTGCAATATCTCCTGGAATATATAACGGGACTAGACCAGCTTCTAAAATCTTCTTCTCGTTTTCACTCCCTCGAATAACACCTAGCAACCCTTCTTCTAATAGCATATTAAAAACAGTGGCTACAAACCGACTAAAAAATTCAGCTTCTTGACGTTTAAATATAGAATTTAAACCTTCACCACGTATTCGATCACGTATCTGAGCTTCACCCAAAGTCATTTTAGATTCGCTATTCAGATCCATTAACTGATCAATGAAAAAAGATTGAGTGATATCATTCGTCAAAGATTCAGCAATAGGAAAAATATCTTGTAGCAACCCAACATCAAACAAAGTACCTACTGGTGCTTTCTCACCCATACCTGAAACGTTAAAAACGTTCAAACCACGAGGAGAGGTATCTAACGTATCACCACCGAGAGAGCCGTTATCTAATAAATACAAAGGCGGATCAAGTTTCTTTTCACCAGCACGCATCAATAATTCCCAAACAACATTTAACCTCATTATCGCCGGCATAGCGAACATAGCCGCTGAACGTCCTTGTTTTTCACCCAAGGCTTTTAAGAACCTGGCAATGATAATAGGTTGTGTTAAGAAACCACTATCGCGTAATATCTTTTCAGACTGAAATTCAAAATGGATTGATACAAAAGGAAACTCTCGATTGTTCTTGGGTACAAGAGGAGCGTTTTTACGAGGCTCAATAAGATGTATAACCTTAAATTTAATGGTGGTGTTATTCTGTTCAAAGGCTTCTTTTATCCGAACTGAAACGTTTTTAATTCCGTATTCGTCAATTATCCTGCGAGCGGTCCATTCGTACTCTACAAAAATGGTATCAACAAAACCATCTTTATCCTCATCGATAACAAAATGTTTGACGTTAAGCGCTGATATACGTAACGGATCCGTCAAGTCGCCTGTCTTCTTAACTCTCGCACCAGATATACCAAAAGCTCCCTGATCAAGCATATACTCTTGTAACATCGTTGCCGTACCAGTTTCCGGAGCGTCAAGAACATCAACAAAGATATTAGTAACTTCATCATAATACGCTTTATTTTCTTTTGTATCAGGGATGTTACGAGGTCGATCTAATTGAACAGAACGCGCGCCGTTCGGCCATAAGTTACCGATCATTGAAGACGCCATTCTTTGATTTGAGTTAGGTGCTACATTAGAATATAAACGTTCAGTTAAAAACTCACCTGGCTGTTCGGACGTTTGAAAACTCTGTTTACGTGTCAGAACATATTCACCTATCAATTGATACATCGCATGCCATCGTTGCTTTTCAGCAAAAAGTGTCTTATACCTCTGTTTCAGAACCTTAATACGTGATGCCATATATCTCCTCTACAATGAAGTTAAAAAAGACCTTGCTAAATTTTTATTAGGTCCAAATCCAGAAGTGGGTGTACTAAGAAGAGCACGTCGTGACGCACTTTTCTTTTCCTCTTCTTGAGTCTCTAACAAACTTTTCTGCTCAGCTTCTTTCCTAGCTTTTTCAGTCGCTGCATTAGAAGCGCCAGTGCCAATCACTTCTTTATCACCAAAAGCTTTACTCCCTAACCAACCACCAATAGCAGCTACAACAGGTGCCATATACAAACCCCCCTTTATTTTTACTTTATAGTAAAAAAACAAGTTAGTCAAAAGAAATTTAATTATTTTGTCGGAACCTATTAACTGTGGTGAGAGTGCTTTCGGTACGCTGAACATTTCGTCTTGCACTTCGACGGCGAATAGGTTCGTCATCGTCTCTTCTAGCGTGAGCGATAGGGAAGGAGAAAGTTAAATTGAAGGCATCATTAATATCAGGCGACACTTTACACTTCAATTTTATTTCAGATTTCTTAGGTAAGAACATACGATGAGTGGGAGACTCTTTTTCTTTTGGGGTGAGGAGCATGTCAAAAAGAAATACATCATCATCTGGAATATTGACTTCACCTTCTTCCAGCCAGTCGCGAGACAAGCCGTATATCTCAGCACGTTTGTTGAGGAACCTTATTTTGTCAATGGGTTGTTGTTGGAAGTTTATACCCATAACCTCTTGTTTGTATCCAAGAGTACGCAAACCGTCAACTAAACCATGACCATACCCAAAATCAATAAAACACTTTGTTACGTTATACCTATCTATCAACCTGGCAGCAATACCAATAAGCTGCTGAGTAGGCTCTAACCCCTCTGCTCGCAGGTCTTTATGTACTTCATAATATATGACAGCTCGCCCTTGACGCAGTACAAATACCGATCTATCGTTATTCCGACCGCAGTCAATACCCATGATGATGGGCGCGTTGGGGGAGGTGGACGTACATTTCTGTGCAGCAACGAGAGAGCTTTTTGAGTAGAACGTTTCACCACTCATCAAAAAGGCTTCTTCTGGTGTGGCAGGAAACTCTTGTGCAAACTTCCACGCCCCGCCTTTTGTAGACTGGATTTTCATTCTACGCCAATATATCTGGTCTAGTTTAAGATTGAACATTTCCATCAATTTAATTTCATCAGCGTCGGGAGCAAACCCGGCAGTAGGAGGTAACCTATACTGCACGTCCCAATACCAAGGGATGAAAATAAGCTGGAACAACCCCAGTTGCGCCATAGCTTTCATTGACTTATCGTGAAAGAAATTACCTAGGCCGTTGGCAGTAGATTCAATGATGATATCTGTGCCGGGTAGATCTGCAACAGCTTGCATCAACCCGGTTTCCAACTCATCAGTGTGGGCATAGAACCCAGCTTCTGACATGTGCAACTGTTTGATTGTCATTGACCGGCCGACGTCTTCGTTTCCAGCTGTTCCTACAGTATACTCAGCTTCGGTATCGGTAAACTTCAACTGGTTCTTAT